CCGTCAGCTTGAGGACGGATGAAGCCCATGCCTGAAGCATGGGGATGCCAAGCCCCAAAGAGAGCTCGCACATTGCCACTCCGGTCAGCCACTCCCTGGCATATTTGGGCTCACGAAGGTATCTGTGACTGGCCAGCGCACCAGACACGACAGACACAACTTCCCGCACCATAACCCAGCCTCGGTTCCCACCGAGGCGGATAGGTGCGGACCGACCAAACCGGACCTGCTCCATCCGACGGACAGGTCGTTCGAGCGTGAACTCCATACCTGAACCAAGAAGCACCCGTCTACCAAAGTCAGCTAGGACGGCACTAGATGTCGAGCTCTCCAAGAAGACTAACGCATTGTCCCCATCAACCAAAAGGTCGAAAGGAACACGGTACTCTGCCAAAGTACCGTAGCAAATTGCCAACATGAGTAACGAATTACCCATGCCCGTGTTAAAGTCTCCACTGGCTCTTCCACCAGGCCGACTGAACTTTGCGCCACAGGGCAGGCGTCCAACCAAGGACTCCTGTTGCCTGAGCAACCACCTAAGACCCCGATCCCTCGGGTAGGCAGTCTTGTAGATCAGGTGTTCTTGCTCCAAGTGGTACGGACCCACGTGCGCTTCGAACGCCTTCCCGTCAACCTCAAAAACGACGCAATCCCTGAAGTTATTGAACTTCCGTGAGATTAGGTTGCCTCGTTCGCGGGGATTGAGTCCTTTAGCCACAACCCGAGAATTGTCACCCCCCCAAAGAGCACGGGCTGTGAGTCGACCCCACATCCAGTGCTCAAAGGGTTTCAGGCGGGAAGCTACCTCCAAGTTATACCTAGGATCTCTGGGAAAGATCATCCTAGGTTTTTGGAACTTGGCCAGTACGTTAACCTTCTCCGCCTTCAAGAAGCAGCTGAGTCTGGCATCACGCCAGGACACACGGTCCTGGGACAAAGAATCAGCCGCCGCTAGGTATCTGCGACGTAACAAACCCTGATAGGTCATCGCAGTTTCACGGTTGCTCCACCTATGCCCGCTGTACAACCGGGCCACCCGTCTAACGGCACTAAAGCCTCGCAAGACAGGGGCCCCCAGAGGTTGGAAAACACCGGGGGGCAAAGGAGCAAGAACTCTCGCACAAAGGGCCAAAAGTTCGTTGTGGGGACAATTTCTGTGGACCTGCGGCACCCAGG